CCGCCGTGGACTTCGCGCTGTTCATGTGTACGGTCGAGGGTTTCGCCGTCGATCACACCGAAGTCAGCCGGCTGCGCGAGTGGCTCAAGGCCGAACTGGCCGACGACAAGGTCGCCAAGCTGGCGGCGTCGGGCATCCTGCGCCCGGTCGAGCCGAGCCGGCCGCACTCGACGCAACTCGACAACGCCTTCCGTCTCCTCGGCGGCGTCCGGCCGCGCGACTGGAGCATCCACCGCGAGCGCCTCCAGAAACTCGGGATCCGGTTCACCGAGGAGAAGCCCGGCAGCATCGACACCAAGCTGCTGAAGCAGCGCGTGCTGGAAGTCTGCAACGCGAACGGCCTCAAGCCGAAGCTGACGCCGAAGGGCGTCGAGGCGAAGCGCGACGGGCTCGCCGTGACCGGCCCCGAGTTCATCTGCACGGACTCCGAGGTCATGGACGACCTCGCCGAGCACGACGAGATCCTGGCCGAGTACCAGCACCGCGCCAAGTTGCAGAAGTTGGTGACGACCGAACTCGGCTGCACGGAATGGAACGACCTGCCGGCGCCGCGCGTCTTCGGCAACTTCAATGTCCTGGTCGAGACGGGGCGCACGTCGTCCAGCAACGGCGGTACGCGCTCGCTCTACCCCGCCCGCAACATGCAGAACCCGCACCCCAAGGCGCGGGCCATGTTCATCCCGGACGCCGGCAGCGTACTCATCTCTGAAGACTACAAGTCGCTGGAACTCGTGACGCTCGCGCAGGTCTGCTATCGGCTGTTCGGCCACTCGAAGCTGCGCGACCTCATCAACGCCGGCATCGACCTGCACGCCTACATGGGCGCGCAGTTGGCGAACACGCTGTCGCCGGAGTTCCGCGAGTCAGCGCAGGCGCTCGGGATCGCGGCCGACCCGATGAAGCTGTACGAGCACTTCGCGCGGATGAAGAAGCACGAGGATCCCGAGGTCCGCAAGTTCTACACGCACTGGCGCAAGTTCGCGAAGCCGACCAACCTCGGCTACCCCGGCGGGCTCGGCCCGGCCAAGTTCGTCAGCTACGCGAAGAAGACCTACGGCGTCGAGTGCGACCTCAAGACGGCCACCGCGCTGCGCGAGGTCTTCCGACAGACGTACCCGGAGATCCCGGAGTTCCACAAGTACGTCACGAACAACTGCGTGGACACCGACAACCCTTCGACGTGGGACGAGGAAGACGAGGAGTGGGTGTCGAGCTACGCCTACACCAGCTTCCTCGGGATGCACCGCGCGGGCGCGACGTTCTGCGCCGTGGCGAACGGCATGGGCATGCAGACGCCCGGCGCTGAAGGCGCGAAGTGGGCCTTCTTCAAGGTCAGCCGCGCGTGCTACGATCCGTCCGTCGGCAGCGTCCTCTACGGCGCGCGGCCGAAGGCGTTCATCCACGACGAGATCCTGGCGCAAGTGAGCGCCGACGTGGATCTGGGCAACGCGCAGGCGATCGAGATGCGCAAGATCATGGAGGAGACGCTTCAGGCGTACCTCCCCGACGTGAAGGTCGGCGCCGAGATGGCGATGATGCTCCGCTGGAACAAGGCCGCCGAACCGGCATTTGATTCCGAGAAGCGGCTCATCCCCTGGACGGAACCGCCTCCTGAGCTATCATCAACACTAGCGGCGGCCCCTGCTGCCAACCCCCATACGGTGTCCTAACAGACCCACCAAGCGCAGTTTCAGGGGCCGCCGCTTTCTTTCGGAGCAGGACATGGGACCGAGAATCATCTTCGTGCAGGGACCACCCGGCTCGGGCAAGGACGCCATCGGCACGCTACTCTCGAAGCGGATCCCGAACTCGAAGATCGTGAAGTTCGCCGAAGTCCTGAAGAACCGCACGCACGCGCTATACGGGCTGTACGACAAGTACGGCTTCCTCCCGCACTATGCCTTCGACGCGACGAAGGATCAGCCCTCGCCCGACTTCCTCGGGCTCACGCCGCGACAGGCGTACATCGCCGTCAGCGAGACGTACTTCAAACCGCAGCACGGCAAAGACGTGTTCGGCGTCTTCCTCGCCGCGCAGTTGAAGACCGACGGCACGGTCTACATCGTCACCGACTCCGGCTTCCCTGCCGAGGCCAAGCCGATCATCGAGAAGTTCGGCGACGATCAGTGCGTCGTGCTTCAGATGTTCCGGCGCGGGAAGACCTTCGCTGGCGACTCGCGCGGCTATTGGGTGCTGGGTTCCGCCAACACATTCAGCATCGTCAACGACGGCAGCCTCGAAGACCTCGCGGTCATCGCGGACAGCAACGTCAAGTTCCTCTTCCCGCCGACCACGGAGTCACCGTCACATGAACCCTCTTCGTGCTTCGCCCCGCGTCCTGGCTCGGATCGCTGAGAAGTTCCTGGCCTTCCTCGGCATTGTCGCCGTCCTGGCGGCCGTGCCCCTCGCCTGCACGGCAGCGCAGAATGACACGGCCAACAAGACCATCGACTACACCGAGGAGGGCGTGGACACGGCCCTCGCGGCGACCGGCAACGGCGCGCTGATCCCGGCGGTGCATGCACTGGCTGGCGTCTCGAAGTGGGTCGCGGGCCTGTTCGTCGTCGGCGGTGCTGCGGCGGCCGGTGGCGGAACGCACCTCGCCCATGCTTCGAGGAACAAGCGCCGGACCGTGGCCGACGCCGGCTGGGACGCGAACCTCGCTGATCTGGCGAACGTCGCCAAGCAGCTTGCCGAGACTTCTGCGGTCATCGCCCCGACGAGTCCGCACATCCAGGCGCAGGCCGCGACCGTCAAGGCCATCGCCGACCGGCTGCTTGCTGCCCAGGCTCCTGTGCCCGGGCCGCTGACGCCTCCGCAGGCTGGAGTCTGAAGATGCGAGTGCTAGGGATCGACCCCGACCTTCATCATGCCGGCCTCGCCATCGTGGACGACTCTGGAGTCGCCACGCGCGGACAGCGACCGACCGTGGTGTGGGCCGGGGTCGCCCTGGCGCCCCGCAAGCTGAAGGGCTACGCCGCCGGCCTCGCGCTGGAGTGGCCGCAACTCTGCGATCACTTCGACGAGATCGTAGTCGAAGGCCAACGCATCTACCCGCACTCGAACGCCAACCCCGAAGACATCATGCGGCTCGCGTTCGCGGCCGGCGTCGCGGCGAACCAGTTCCGCGTCGCGCATGAAGGCGCCACGCCCTACCCCACGATGATCGTCGAACCGGCGCAGTGGAAGGGTTCAATCCCGAAGACTGTGGCGCACGCGCGCATCCTGTCGCGCGTCATCATCTGGTCCGAGGCGGCCAAGGTCGTCGCCGGACCGCACGCCTCGCACGTCACCGATGCCATCGGGATCGCGCTCTGGGGCCTTGGACTGCCCGGCGCGATGCAGCAGGGCCGCGTTAGAGCCTGAGTCGCAGCTTCGCCGCCGGCTCGTTGTGCGCGCGCGGCCCCAGTCCCGGAACGCCAGCCTCGCGCAGTTGCGCCATGACGGCGGCGTTCACGTCCTTCTCGGTCGCCAGGACGAACTGACTGGCGAACTCGACCATCGCCTCGTCGAAGAACGGGTGCGGCGTCGAGGGGCCGGCGCGCTTCGTGATGACGAGGAGCCCGGCCTTGCTGGCGGACTGGAACTCTTCCTTCGTCAGCCGGCGGCCGGGCGCGAAGATGTTCGTCGGCTTGCGCGGATCCTGGCTCGGGTCCTTGTACCACACCAGGATATGCGCGCCGGACGGCTCGACGATCCCGCGCCCGTTGTGATACCACGCCGACCAGTACGGCAGCGCGACGATGCGCACCTCGCTCGGGTCCGGCCCGTTCAGGATCACGAGGTTGTCGCGGATCGTCTGCGACTGGACGCGCCGCTTCACGACCTCAAGGAATTGCTCCGCGAGGTCGGCGGCGATCGTGATTCCGAACAGGGCCGTGTCGGCCATTACATGCCGCCGCCGCCCATCGAGCCCTCACCGCCCGGGAAGAAGTGCGGGCCGTGCAGCTTCAGGAACGGGGTCAGGCCGAGGGCTTCCGCGCGCTTGCGGATGTGCGCCTTGACGGCCTCGGGGTCCTTCGCGCGGCCGATGGCGTGGATCGCGTTCATCAGGTCTTCGCGGCTCAGGATCGGGAACGAGCCGTCGGGCATCGCGGCGCCCGACTTCGCATCCTTCTCGCGCGCTGCCGTGTTGAAGTCATGCTTCGACAACATGCAGGTCGTCAGGATCTCGCGGGCGAGGTCTTCGACACTCTTGGACATGGCGTGCTCTTTCGGATTGTGGAACAGGCTGTGGCAGACTGCGTCGCGTTGCTTCGGGTCGCTGAACTCAGCGACCATCTTCGAATCGCCCATTCACCGCGCGACGTAGTCCTTCTCGGATTCCCCAGGTTCAACCTGCGGCATCGTCTGCTTCCTTGCTCAACTGCGTGCCGATCTGGCGGCCGATGGCCGTCGCGGCAGCATTGTCCTCGATCTGCGAGATGCTCGGACCGGCACCGGCGGCGCCAGGAGCACCCGCGACACCCATCTGCTTGCCGAGCGCGGCGTCCGGCGACTTCGAGCCTGAGAGGGCCTGCATCGCGAGGAGGTCGAGCACGTCGGTGATCTGGTTGAACTCGATCGACTGCTGACGCTTGAAGAGGCCGCCGTTCTTGGCGGGGTTCCCGAGCGTCGTCTCCAGCCGGTTCTCGAAGATTTCCTGCGCCGGCGCGATCGTGAGGATCTGGAACGTGCGGATCGCGTTCGGCAGTTCGTTGTTCGCGGCCAGCTTGCCAGGGATCTGGATGCCAGCGAGCAGCGGCGGGACTTGGTGCGCGGACACGATCTTCAGCGAGAGCGTGTCGGTGATGTTCTGGAAGCGGGCGCCCTGGTCGGTGCCTTCGACATCCAGCTTCTCCAGGATGATCTTCGCCTCGGGCTCCGGCAGGTTCATCGCCATCGACTTGTGCGCGTTGCCGACGCCGATGTGCGCGGCCATCGCCGTTTCGAGCGCCTTCCACTGCTCGTCGCCGGCCTTCGCGCCGGTGATGAACAGGAGGAACTCCGGCACACCGCGATTGATGAAGAAGTCGAACTCGCGCTGGTCGAGGGCCTGCATCAGTTCGATGCTCGATACGGCCGACAGCCAGGACGGCACACCGTACCAGCGGTTGAGCGCGGACGGGTTGACGAAGTGGATGACCTCGCTGATCGTTCCGGTCGGCGCGGTCGGCGAGGGCTCGGTCGCGACGAGGCCGCCGGTGCCGCTCGGACGCACGCCGCCGCCGTTGGCGTAGAACCGCTCGCTGTCGCCGAAGCGCGGGAGCCGGTAGCCGAGCGAGCCGCCCATGAACCCGACCGGCAGGCCGACCAGTTCGAAGTGCCACTGGCCCTTGCCCTCGTCATAGATGTAGACGAAGTCGGCGGGCAGCGGATGGAGGCCGACGATCTTCGCGGTCGGGCCGGTGCCCTGCCGCACGACTTCGAGGTAGCCGTTGCCGACGCTGAAGAAGTCTTCGGCCACGACGTTCAGCACTGCCGTGATGTCGGAGTGCGTCAGCGGATCGAGCACGCTCTTGATCTTGTCGTCCAGCTTGAACCCCAGGCCGACCGTCGCGTGCTTCTTGAGCGCGATCGACGCCGAGTGGTAGGGGTTGTGGAGGATCAGGCGCGACAGCGCGCTGAAGTTCGCCGGCTGCGGCCGGCGGCCGGGAAGGCCAGCGACGTTCGACGCCGCTGCTTCCTCGCTCTGCGGCGCCTGCTTCGTCAGGGTCGCGAGCATCGACTCGCCGGGCGTGGCGCCGGGCAGTGCAGGGAAGAGATCGCGATGCAGTCGGAAACCCGACAGGACGCGCGTGTGTTCGGGGGCCTTCTCGGGGACGGGATTCATGGACACCCCTAGCGAGTGGTTGCGGAACGGCACTTGCGAGGCTATAAGAAGCACAAGAGGTGCCGCTCCCATTCCTTATAGCCCCGGGAGGCACCATTCGCCAGGGAGATTCCATGTCTGTGGCAGCCGCCGACGGCAAGCACCCGGGGAAGCACCGCATCCTCAAGGCGCGCGTGAAGTTCCTGTCCCTCGTCAAGCGCGGTGCGAACAAGATGCCCGTTCTCTACAAGGACCAGGGCGATCTGACCGAGTTCCGCACCCTGATGAAGTCCGCCGAAGAGGGCGAACTTCTGACCGTGACCTTCGCTCCCGAGTACCGCGACGCCGACCTCACGATCGCGTCGCTCGATGTCGTGAAGCAGATGGCGTACTCGCACGCCGAGTCCGGCTTCAAGCTGGACCTGTTCCACGATGGCGAGACGCTGAAGCCCGAGCAGGCGTTCATCGCCGAGTCCTTCCTCATCCAGAAGGGCGACCCGCGTTTCGCGGACTGGAAGGATTCCGACGGCAAGCCCGTCGATGTCACGGGTGGATGGGGCAACGTCATCAAGATCAATTCTCCCGAACTCCGCGCTGCCATCAAGGGCGGCGAGGTGTCAGGGGTCAGCGTCTACGGACCCGCCATCGTGGCGCTGAACAAGAGTGACGAGTTGGCGGATCACCTTTCCCTTCGACTCCGAGGAGAACCCAAGTTGGACCCCAAGGAACTCGTCGCCACGCTGCTCAAGGCGCTGGACGAGCGCGATGCCAAGATCATCGCCGCTCTCAAGCCCGCTGCGCCGGTGGCCGACTCCAAGGTCGCCGAACTCGAACTGTCGCTCAAGAAGAGCGCGGACGAGTCTGCTGCGACGATCGCGACGCTCAAGAAGAGCGTCGAGACGCTCACCGCCGAGAAGTCGGCCACCGAGACGAAGCTCGCCGAGGCCCTCAAGACCTCGAACGCGCCCGTCAACACGGCGGCTCTCGTGCTGAACAAGACGATCGACGACGCCCGCGCGAAGGGTGCCGAGATCGCCAAGCGGATGGCCGCTGCTCGCGGCGTCAAGTAATCCGCTGAACCACTGAAACACCCACAAGGAAACCCCCAATGACCGTCAACAAGACCGCCCTCTTCCGCGAGGTCGATGGCCTGTCCCCGCTCCCGCGCGTCCATCTGGAGGAGCACGGCCTCAAGGCTGCGACCTTCGCGGCCGAGGCGACCGACAAGGTCCTCGTCCACCTCTGCCCGCTGGTCAACGTGGCCGGCGTCTATCAGCAGTGGGAAGACGCGGACGCTCGCGTTCACGCCTTCCTCTGGGCTCCCGAAGGCACCTTCACGCTCGACGCCTCGAACCAGGTCGTCGGTGTCGTGATGCTCGCGGGCCAGATCAGCTACCTCGACATCCCGCTGCCGGCGGGCCAGACCCAGGGCACGCTCGACACCGCGCTGAAGCACGGTCTGCGCGAGTTGGACATCGACATCGTCGATCTCCCGGGTGCCGATCTCCCTGCGGTGGACGCGGACTAAGCCTCGCGGCTTAGACCCGGCCTCCCTCACCACAACCAAAGAAGGATCAACCTCTCATGGCCGATACGATCGACCTTCTCCACTTCGCGACCCTGACCGAAGTGGTGAATCACGTCCTCTCTCCCAACACGTTCCTGAAGAAGCTCCTCTTCTCGAACCACCGCTCCATGCCCACCGAGAACTTCGAAATCGGTGTGCGTGTCGGCGAGCGCGACATGGCTCCTCTCGTCAAGAAGAACGGGCAGGCGGTCATGGTCAGCGGCTACAACACCAAGTTCATCAACGTCTCTCCGGCGAACATCCGGCTGAAGCGTGCGGTGTCGCCGGAAGTCCTCTTCCGTCGCATGCCGGGCATGGACATCTTCCAGCAGGACGCCGCGCAGATCCAGAGGGCTGCGGAGCAGGCGTTCCAGGACGACATGCAGCGCATCGGCGACATGATCTCCAACGCGGAGGAGTACCTGTGCGCGCAGGCCCTCACCGGCGTCATCAACTATCAGGTGACGGACATGGAGTCGTTCCAGGTGGACTTCGGCCGCTCGAACGGCAACACCATCGCGGACGACGGCCTGTTCGGCGGCAAGGCGTGGGACGAGTCCGGCTCGGACCCGCTCCAGGACGTGAAGATGGTCAAGCGGCTGTTCTCGCAGAACGGCGAGCCGGCCCCGACGGACGCGATCATGGGCGAGGGCGCGAGCAACGCGCTCCAGGCCAACGCGGCCGTGCGTGACGTGCTGGCCTTCAGCCAGACGAACATCCTCGCGGGCCAGATCAGCTATCTGGAGCAGTTCCGCGATGACGGCGCCCTCTA